CAATAGAATTTAAAAATACACCGACACGATTTGGAGCAACGCGCCACATTTCGCGAACGCGACCAGTATCGGCAAACAATGACATGACCTGAAAATATGAAAATCCTGTAAATAATAAATCCTCACACGCCCACACCCATGATGCTGCTCCCGGTACTCGCTTATCCGGCTCAGAAATTACGACCGGTTGATCAATGATTGTGCCGGTAGTTTTGTCTCGTGTGATCAACGGAATTGTGGCGATCGAATTACAAATCATGTTGCGTGCGCGAGCGATGGCCGGTACCGACATGGCCTCCTCGCGGCTTGCAATGTAATCAGCTCCACCAAATGGAAAAAATGCATCCAGCGTTGGAGCTGGCCCAATTTGTGCAGCTACATCTGCGCCGCGTTCAATTGCAATGGCTTCGATAGTGCGCTTTCGATCAAATAATCCCATGCAGACATTTTCTCAAAATGTCAAGGATCAACCCACCAAAATGTCAATTTCGTTTTCTGGGCGTGTCGCAAAATGTGTGCACAATGCTGTTGCTACGGCTGCGGCCACAGCTGTGCCGCTCGCACGCCTACCAATAACCCAACCGCCATCGCCACGGCGCAATTGCACAGCTGAAAGAATCTGCTCTGTAAGCTTTGATTGATTTCTGTGTTTTAACCTACCGCTGTTGATTGCGCCCAAAAGTTCGTCACAACTTTGTGGATAATCGCTGTCCATATCGTGGATCGGGATTCCGGCTGGCTGCATCCGGGCGGCAACAGCTCCGGATGTTCTCCGGCTATACAACAGATACTCAATCGGGTATTTGCGGCAATAGCTGGCTGCATCATTCGCAATTGCTCTATCATCGAGCTGAATTGTGTTTTCCCATGTATGCAATAGTTTGACAACAAATGACTCCGATCCAAGCTTTTGAGCCGCGACCAATGCAGCATTTTTTCTATCCGGTGAAATATCAATGGCCATCCATGTCAATTTCTCCGGATCAAGATCAATTGTTTCATCGCCACATTCTTGCCACTCTTTGGCTCCTACAACGCTTGAAATAGTTTGAACCCATCGATTTAAAACCTCGGTCATTACAACATCGGGTGGATCATTGAAAACGGCTCGGATGTTATCCGGGTGAATTGTGATGTTAAGTCCGGGATTTGCAAAAGCTGCATTTTCCAATGAGATTTCATCGGTTGGAGCTGACCACTCAAAATAGCCCACATCATCCGACCCACCGGCCGCGGCTGCCAATCCGCGTTCACGCAATTGATTAAGCACAATACTGTGTGAATCACCGGCCGTGGAAAAACAATTGACTTGAGGATTTTTGGCAGCCATCAAGGTGTAGCGCATTGAGGCGAATGTTTCCATGTCGTGCATTTCTCGAATTTCATCCATGTGCACAGTTTCCGGCTTGCTCAATCCTCGAGCTGCCGATCCTCCGGCCTTAATGATGAAACGATTGCCTTTGAGCGTTTGAATTTCCTCGGCTCCATGTTGCCAGCGGATTCGCTTCACTTGATTAGCTAAATCGGCATTTTCCTCAATGATCTGCACAATAGCTCGAAATTGCTCAAGCGATGTCACCAATCTGTGAGCTGTGGAGACTTGCAGCGATTCATCCCAATGAAATAGACCCATCATGATCCGCGCCATCATGTATGTCGATTTTCCGTTTTGGCGTGCAACGGATGCGACAGTCACCGGATGCTGATACCTCCCATCCGGTTTTATTTTCAAGCTGTGTTCGGCCAACCATTTTTGCCAAGGCATAAATCCATTTGGGAGGATTTGATCGGCAAAATCGATCAGTTCAAAGCCGCGTGATGGCAAATCATTGAGCGGTGAGTGAATTCGTGGAGCTGTTACCGGCGAAAAAACCGATTGCAGCCCATCTGAGACGATTTCAGCCGATGGGGTACCAATGATGACCTGATCATCACTATTCATGACTTATCGACTCGTTTTGGGGTATAAACAGGCCATGGAGAGTCGGGGGTGTTGAATCGAGCTCAAAAAAACGACCGCCTTTTTTTAAATTGCAATTTTTACAAAGTTGCCGCAAATTCCACAATTCATCGCTTCCGTTTAGCCTTTTAGGAATCACATGGTCAATATGCATCTGACCTTCCGTCTGGCCACATAGCTGACAACATCCATCACGCTTGAGCACAGCTTCTCTCAGCTTACGCCAACGGCTTGTGCTTCCACCTTTCCAAGCTCTGCTCATCAATGCCACCCATGCTTGCGCCAATGTGCCAACGCACCATTGCATATCTTTCCTGCGTACCTGTGATCGATATATCGCAATGTCCAATCAATCATGCGATAGCCATCAAGGTTTCGATACTTTGTATTGCGCATTTGTCCGAGCCCAAAGTGATTGCCATTGGGATTAATTGCTTCCACACGCCAATTTGATTCACGCTGTATTAGGTAATGAAAACATTGAAATTCTTTGTAATTCACAATTCTTGAATGTGCATAAAGCTTCAATGAATCAATCGATGGTTTAACATCTTTTGTTGCATTTGCCGGTGTCATCCCAATTACACAAAGCACGCCCAAAACCACCACACATCGTCTGCGAGCTATCCGGTGAACCGGCTCGCCAACGAGTGTTGATGGTAGCAATGCTGTCAAATACCGAGCGTAATTTTGGGCGATTCCAACAGCTTTCTCACATCTGTGGATAAAGCCTGTGGATAACTTAATCACAATGACATCTCCTTAATTCGAGCATCATCAACGATTTTGATGCCAAATGTTCCACAACTCATGCATTGTGCAAACCATTCATGCTCTGTTAGCTCTGCACCTTTCTTAAGTCCATGGCGTTGTTTTGCCTTTCCGTAAAGCTTTAAACAGATTGAGCAATCAAATTGCAGGATGTGCATAATTACTCCTTTGTAAAGTTTCAATAGGTTGCAAATTGATTTGTGGCACAGACCAATTGTTTTGCGATACATTTCGATAGCGTGGTTTTTTTGCCACGGCGACTGGAATCCACCCAACAATATGCATTTTCGGCGTGTTTCCGGTGACAAGCACAGCTATATCACGATCATGTCGATCTGACTCTTGAATCCACAAATTTGATGCTGGATTGGCTGACCATTTGACTTCGATGTGCTGGCCGACATCAGCTTTGGATTTATCCCATGTGATGCCGGGTGTGTAGTCATAGCCTAATCGCTTAGCGACTATCAACTCAGCGGCCATTGATTCGCCCATTTGTGCCACATATTCAAACCATGACAGATTTTTCACAATTCGTGAACTGTGATCAGCTGATCGATCATGGCAATGTTGAATTGCCGCAATCATGCATTGAATTTCCTCTACTCGATTGATCATCGACATCTTTGACAAAACCAAATGATGTTTTCAGCCGGATCAGATTTCTGGTATCCCAATCCATCCAGCTTGTAGATTTGATTACATTTGTCGCATGATTCGACTTTATATTCATCAATCACATCGCCGTCATAATAAAGCTTTCCGGTCATTAGTTGAGGATTTATAATCTCCATATAGTCGCTCACAACCATACCGCCTTACATTGTTGAGCACGATCAGTTTGCTTGCAAACCCAACCTGAATATGGGCCTTTTGCGTTAGTGCCTTCTTTCCAGCTCATTTCACCATGTTTGCAAGTCATTGGTGCATTTGATGATGAATTTTGCTCAATTGGGTGAACAACCCATGGATCGATTTCATTTTCTATAATCTCCGGCACCACAGTTAATCTATTTTCAACAGATTTCATTTCCTCACGACTAGGCCGTGGGATGCCATCGCTAAATTTTGAAATTCCGGCGTTGTGCAACATTCGACCAATGGCCCCGGTTTCAGCATTTTCGAGCGGATGACGATTTGCATTTGATCTTATTTCCTCGCAATAGCCTGTGGCAAAAGGCACCAAATCTGTCATTTCACGATAGCCCGATGCTTTAATCACATAACGATTCCCATCCGAGAATATAAGCTCAGTTTCAATGCGACCAATTTCCAGATAGCGAGACCACCATTTTTCAATTCTTTCAGCTACAGTTTCGTAATTATCTAGACTCATTTGTTTTTGCCTCCACTTCCTTGACAAGAACATCTGCAATGTGCTTTGACAAACATGACTCACAACCATGCCCACCGGCTTGATGTGGACAACCGAAAGCTGTTGAAATTGCCATTTTTATTGAATTTGATAGATTGGTCATTTTTTCACCGCATTTGCAGCGTGGCGGCCAACTGTCTTACCGCGTAAAAATCCTTCACGCTTTCCATCTTTAAAGCCCATTGAATATCCAACGGCCATAAACATAATTGTCCAGATAATTAAAGCAAATAAGCGAAACAATGTTTCGCCATCAAGCAGGTCAAGTACCATTTTTGATTTCTCCCGAATCTAGGTTGCAACCTGCAACCTGTATATTCAGAGTGACATCAAAGTCTGACAAATGCAACAATCACGCTCAATTTGCGGCGTGTCGCTACCCAAAAACCTTACCATCAACAATGAATGAACCATCTCTCTCGATAGGCACAATTTGTGGGCTGACTTTTGAGCCTTGAACGCGCAAAATGCCAAAACCTTGTGTCCAGTTGGCCGTGCCTTTTGTGTATTTTGCAGCTGAAAAACGCATGAGATTGCCCACTTCCATGCCCCATAAGGTACGGCCTACTTTGTATCCGCTGGATTCTGTAAATGTTGAAATACCTAAACGATGCGTGTGACCTTGCACAACGGATTTTCCGTGTAATCTGGCAGCTCTCAAAGCGGATGCCCCGGCATTGGGTGTTGTACCTTGTTCATCTCCATGGATGGCTATCCAATTTGTACCTTCGATCGCATAAGGTTTGCGATGAAACTGGATGCCTAATTCATCAAGCTTCATAAAATTTTCATATTTAAGCTCCGGTGCACCCAACAAAGCCGGCAAACGAGATGCAATTGAGTTGAACAATCGATCCGTGTGATTTGACCTGACCATATTGGCAATAGGCACATGGCGTGTCAATTCCCATAACAATTCCACGCATCGATCTCGATCGCGACCAATCGTTGGCTCATGCTCCTCGCTCAATCCGCGACTCCATTTTGAAATTGTATTGAAATCAATTTCATCGCCAATAGTTATGATTTCATCAGTTTTAAAAGCTTTGATAAATGCTGCTAAATTTGTGACCGCTCGCACATCCTCAAATGGAACCTGTAAATCTGAGACAATCACGATTTTTTTCATTCGTCATCATCCTCATATTCGGTTGATCCAATTTTGTTAGGATCAATCGGTTCGGGAATAATCCAACCCGGATATGCATCTTTGTCCGATAAAATTCCGAGTGCTAATTCCACAGAAAATCCGGCTTTTCTCAACGCTTTGTAATACTCATTCAGCGATATGCAATAAAGCTCCAATGGCGTGTAGTCATTTTCCTTGACTACCGCCACCCGCTTTCGTGAGCTTTTTCTCGCTGTCATGTCATTAATTATCGCTCAAGCAAAATGTTATAAATCTCATCAACACGCGAATTTAGTCGTTTGATTTCGTTGAGCAAATGAGTAATCACATACCCGGCCAAGCCGCCAATAATGCCAAGCGTGGCCAGATAAAATGTGATAAAATTTTCCATAGTCATTTTTTGCCTGTGCCAAATTCTGAATCTTTTGGATTAAGCCATCGCAAAATGACTGGAGCGACAGCTGCTAGACCGGCCATCCACAATGTTTTTGGATCAGTAACTCCAGCCAAATAAAGTGTTAAAACCGCCGCTAAAAATGATCGAGCCCATGATGCTGCCATTGCTTTTGCTTCGTTCATTTATTTTCTCCTTTTGGTCGCTCCGGTAAATCACCGGAAAATGATTCGTAAGTTGGACGGCCAAAACCAACCACTTTTGTTTTTGCTCCCAATTTTCGTGTTTTAATCATAACGGCTCCACCATTGCGTTGATCCCCATTATCGCTAGTGTTTCCTTCAATTGTTACAATTTGTGTATCTGATACTCGAATGACCAATCCAACATGATTTATTCGGACAACCCGGTTGGCATCAAAGTCAAAAAACACAAAATCGCCAATTTTTGGTAATTCATGCCATTGATTTTTTTCTTTAAAACTATCGGCACCCAATCGTGTATTCACAACATTGGGCACCTTGACACCGGCTTGATCGGCACACCAATTGAGAAACGACCCACACCATGGCAGCTTGTCCGCTTTCATGTGTTTGCCGTACTTTGTCTCATTGTTGCCGGTTTCAGCTGTGCCCACCTCAGCGAGCGCAACTTCAATCAATCGCGGCAATGTGCCTTGTGGAAATGTCATGACAGCAACAGCTTTGCTTCTGATTCGGTAATTTTAAGCTTTGCCAGCAATGCAGCTTTTTCGGCAGCCTTTGTTGATTCCAGTTCTTGCTGCGCTGCTATTTGTGCTTGATCAGCTTCAAATTGGGCTAATTCCTCAGCGGTTAATTCGCGCTCAATGATTTCGCCTGTTTCAACATTGTGTATTGTTATTTTCATTATTTGACTCCATATAGAACATAAGACCCACCGGTGAAATTAGTATTTGTAACATTTAATTCTGTTATTGCTGTATTGCTCTTAAATCCACCCCACCAATTTGCCGTTCTATAATCTGTTGCATTAGTAGAATAAATTACTTGCCCGTTGTAAAGTTTATTGCTTGCGGATGAAGCATAGCCATTTACAGTCATCATAAGCATCAAATCATTTGGATCGTTGTCTGTACCAAAACCTACTGGAGCAATAGAAGTTGAGGATGTCATAGCATTTGTCATTGTGGCCGATGCAGCTTCACCATTCGAAATACCATAAAAATACACTCCAGAAGTTGAATTGTTATTAAAGCGCATCCCGATATTTGCGCTTCCAGATGTAACAGCATTTCTAATAATAAATACCAATTGTTGATAAGTAGTCGGGATGCTTGTAATTGCTAATGCACTACCTGCCGGAAGTGCTCCGCTTGCGATAGATGTCCAACCTCCACCGGTAACGGCAGCCCATACAAAGTCCATGTCTGCATTGGTGTTTTTTTGTAAGTATTGGCCAGTCGTGCCACCTTTAAGATCAGCCAAAGAGGTATCAACCGCCTGACCAAAAACTTCAAAATCGGCAGGTAAGTCAGTTACAAGATCGGTGTTCGTTGGCATTTGCCAGTTGAAATTGCTTGTTGGATTGCTCATTTTTTCTCCTTACGCCACATTTGTGGCATTGATCCAATCCAAAGTTGGATTGATTGTATTCCATCGCTCTGTCACCGGTACATCATCCCATTGCATAGCTGGCAATGAGAAAGCAATCGGTGACAAAATCATGGAAAGACTTACTTCATTGTATCGTGCTGAAAATGTCCATCCTTCAACAAAACCCAAATAATCGCCGGAACTCATATTAAGTGGCAGATCAGAAATTTCAACAGGCATACCCATAAAAACTCCGATTAAAGCATCACGATCAATATCATCTAATTCAGGATTTGTTAATTCAAATGTAATGTTGTTGAAATTGAATTGAGGATAAGCTCTTAATGATAGATAAAAATCCGCTTGATTTTGAGCATCTCCAGCATTATGCAATGTTGTTGTAATAATTTGACCCAATTCGCCATAAAGCCCAATAGATGCCAAATCGCTTGCAGATTTTTCAGCCGATGATGTTGCACCATATTTGAGAGTGATTGAATTTCGGACATCACCTGCACGCTGTTGGATACTCAAACCGGATGCTTGCGCATGATTTGCTGTGAGTTCAATATAACCATTGGCGGCTAAATAATCTCTGCGATGCGTGCTGTCTGCATATCCAATTTGTCCGGTTGGAGATTCATAGATATATCCCGCTCCCGATGTGGCCAAAGCTGAAACTAAAGAATAAGCATCAATTCGGGAGCTTGATCTTGCTGCAAGCTCATAATTGCCAGGTCGATCAATTTCACCCAATCCAGAATTGCGAGCATTAGCATATGTGATTGTAGGATCATAAGTTGCCCATTGCAATGCACCGGGAACCTCCGACCATGATTGAAACAAAGCTGTTGCTAAAACACGATAAATTTGATCTCCATCAAATTTTTTGAAAAGCACGCCATTAGTTAATTGTTTTGGCAATCTTGCCAATGCGCCCAAAGCGATGATATTGATTCGCTGTGCGTAATCTATGTTTCCGACCTCGGCCACCGAAATGGTTACTTCAACAACGGAACCGCCAAAAATTGGCACAAATGTACCTGTGGAATCTTGAAGCTCAATAGTTAGTGAATTATTGATTTCAATAGGCACATTTGCTTGATTTAAATTGACAATTTGCAAGTTTGTATAACCTGCCTGTGCTTGCTCATAAATGTTAGTTCGGCCGCTTGTAATTGTTAAATTGGCCAAAATAGCCGTCTGATATTCAACACCGCCAATGATTACTTTCCAGACAGGATTAAAAATTGTCATGCGACACCTTGCAAGGTTGATCCACCGCCTGTGCCGCGATAGTAAGAATTATTGAGTGTATCCACAATAGTGCGGGCGGTACCTTCGGCATCCATTGCACCATTGACAGTTAAATTGATCGTTGGAGCGTTTGAAGCTGCCATAATTCCTGCGAGAGTATTGGTATTTACACCGGATGTACCAAATGTAAATGGTTGATTTGAAGCGGCCATAATTCCTGCAAGCGATGTGGTATTGGCACCAAATACATCAAATGCACCTGCCACATCTGTTACGGCTTTTTTTGTTTGATTTGCAATTTTTGAAATTGCTGAATTTGATGTGCTCGTACTACTTGTACCTAATGCGCTAGCTGTTGCCGCATTTGAAGTTGTGGTGCCAGTAATACCATTTGAGCTTGTAGTAGTTGGCTTGCCGGTACTCATACTAAAATTGCCAAGCGGCCCGGTCGTGGCACTTGTTGTTGTGGTGCCAATTTTGTTAAGATACGGAATATCTTTGCCGAGATTAATTATGTTTAAACCACGGATTGCAACATTGATAAAATCGATGGCCGTGTTAATTAAACCTTTTAAAGCCCCCAAAACATTGGCCATGACATTTAGAACTACGCTGGCAATTTCTCCGATGTATTCAAAGGCTTTACCAATTACATTGCCAATGATTGGTGCAGCGGCTTTGACCAAATCAAAGAAACTTTGAAATTCATCTTTGTTTTCAATGACAGTTTCTTTAATGCTGTCAAAAGCTTTTTTAAATCCAATAAAAATAGGTTGAACAAATGATTTAATGCCATCTGCCAAAGTAGTAAGTGTGCCGTCTAAACCATTTTCGTCAGAACCAAATGCCGCGGCTACCTGCTCAACAATTGGAATAACTTTATCTGAAAAAAATGTTGCCAATTCCAAAACGATAGGCAATAAAGCTTCGCCAATTGTAACTTTGGCATTTTCCAATTGAGCCGTAAGAATACGAGTTTGATTTGCTAAGCCATCGGATGTGCGTGCAAAATCGCCTTGAGCTGCGCCTGTTTGTTGATAAATGAGTGCTTGAGCTGCTAAAACCTTTTGTTGTGGTGTAAGTGCATTATTTGTGGTGCTGATAATTCCTAACTCAAGTGCAGCTTGCTTGAGTGAAGCATCATCAAGCAAAACACCATATTGCCTTAGCGGTTCAGCTTCCCCACGCAATGCCGATCCAATGGCATTGATTGCTTGCTCAGGTGAAGTATTATTGAATGATGCAAGATCAGATGCAAGCTTTACAAAATCAATTGAAAATTTGCTTAAATCCTGACCACTTAGGCCGGCGGCTTTTCCAAATGTTGCAAATGTTGAAGCTGCATCTAATGCTTGTTGCTTAGTCTGGCCCAGTGATTTGGCAGCTCCATTGGCAAATTCTTGAATCTCTTTTGATGTGTCACCAAATAAGACATTGACTTTGGAAATTGTCTCACCTAGATCGCTGGCAGCCTTGACGGCATCAACGCCGATTTTGACAGCCATTGCACCGGCTGCGGCCGCTGCGGCAGCAAAAGCCAAAGCCGCTTTTTTGCTAAAATCACCAATCTTGCCGGCAAATCCATCCACATCTTTTGAACCGACATTAAGACTCTTTTTTAATTCATCAACATCGGCAAGGATTGAGAGCTTGAGTGTTCTTGATTGACCGGCCATCACCACTCCTTCAAAATCTTAGTAAATGCATTTTCCCATTGATTGATGATGTATGGCTGTTCGGCACGCAATGTTGGATAGATAAACCATCCTGTTGATCCTCGGCCGTATCTCCCAGACCAGACCGGGAATTGCTTAAATTTGTTTGATCCAAATTCGTAACCGCCCCAAAGCTGTTGAGTTGTACCGCCGCCGCTGAATTTCTGAGATACAAAGCCGTAGCTGATTTCACCTATCTTTGATGACTTGCTTACTTTTGATCCTTGCGCAATGCGTATTGCTGCTTTATTTGGGCGATTACCAGCTGCGGCTGTGACCTTTGATTGCAGATAAGTAGCTAAACCATTTGAAACACCTTTAGCCTCGGCTACCGCTTGTTCATCCATGGCTTTAAAAGCTCGGATGATTCCGCGCAAATCACTCTTATCGTAAGTGATTGGTTCAGTCGCCATTTTTTATCCTCAATATCTCAAAAGCTGTTAAAATATCCTCAGCGGTTTCAAACTCTGATCGTGATAATCCGGTGGCAATCGCGAGTTCCCAAAGAATCCGGTTTATTGATCCGGATTCATAGCTTTTGGGTTTTCGGTTTCTCCCATGGTTATATCAGTTACAGTTTCACACCACGCTTCAAATGGCTTTACAGCTTTCCCGGCTGCCTCCCGCTTGCTTGCGTGATATGCCAAAAACATTAAATCCGCAATGCCTAATTTTTCGGCCACTTGTTGAATTGTGTTTCCAGTTTTCTGTTCCCATTTCATCCACTCCGGTGGGAGCGCGATATAAGTCGCGCTCTCACCATTGTTGAATTGAATTGTGATTGGTAGTTTCATGCTCCCGTATCCTTTTCTATCAGCTGATTGTTATGATTGGTGTTGTCTTGCAAGTAAATGACAATGAAACAGTCTGCGCATCCGGTGCTGTACCTCCGGCAGATGGCAAAACAGGCTGCACATCAAAAGCAAATGATGCTCCGGATTTTGCTCCAAATATGACCGATAAGCCAGTTTGTGGTGCACTTGTTGCCGCTGTCCATAAAGCTTCGCAAAGCGATCCGGCTGAACCCCAGTCTGCAAGCATTTCAACAACAAATGTGCCTTGAGTATCGGTTGTAAAATACGCCTTGCCATCGAGTGTTTGATAGGTATTGATCGTTGAATCGACAGTCAATGTTGCCGATGTAGCTTGAGCATCATAATTAGCACCAGCGATGCTAAATGTGATGTCTCTGCCAGTAATGATTTGTGTTGGCAATTTATTTTCTCCTTAATTGGTGTAGTAGGTGCTAACTTGTAAATCGGCCGTGAGGTATTTACCTGCACCGACTTCCAATGGTTGTGGTTGATTGACATTGCCCACTTCATATCCGGCGGGCATTGCGCTGATGATATTGATCAT